ATGCCAAACTCAGACCTGCTCCCTACCCTGCTTTCAAAGCTGTACGAAAACCAACTTGCCCTCGAGGCGTCGATTATGGAGCTATCGAACTGGGTAGAACAGCGCGGCTCAGCTGATGTTGCAGAGAACATACGCGGCGCACTCCATACCATCGACGAGAACGAAGAATTCATCAAACTGACTCTGGCCGTACTCATGGCACCCGACTAGCCGCCGCGGTTACGGGACCTCTCGCATCCTCATGCCGTGACTGTCGGTGAAACCAACACCGGCGCGCCGGCACTGAACTTTTGCTTCAGCGCCTTCGTGTTCGGCGCCTTCTTGGCCCCCTTAGGCAAGCTAATTTTCTTACCGTCGTGGATTCCATATGTCGAATTCTTGAGATCGCCAGAAAGGTGAATTACCCCTTTCTCGTCAATCTTCAGCTTGCCAAGGTCGTAGAGGGTGTGAATGTCGGCCCTCAACAGTATTCCGTTCGTGACATGATTCGTTTTGTGGCCGGCGTATGACTTGATGTGGGCCGCCTCAAGGACAGCTTCAACCGTACAGCCTGTCACAGCACAACGCCCTTCATAGGCTTCCAAAAGCTCACTTCGGAACTTCGGCTGCCCTCTTCGCCTGACGATTGCCGCAAAGACCTTCTTACGCTCATCGATCACGCTATCGGGGTCAAAGGTGCCCTCTGATTCCGCATCTTGCTCAGCGACCAGTATCTCAATTGGGACTATCGGCCGCGGTATGCTTACCCCAAACACCGTTGCGACAAAGCTGTTGAGGTCTCCGTAGTCATCATCAATCCGATCAAGGCGATCGCTCTTAATCTGAGTGAACCCTCGGTACCCGTTGTGCAGGTAATTGATTACAGGCTCTGATGCCACATGCATGTGGACGGGCTTAGGTTCACTGAGGATATACATGTACTCCCAGGTTTTCCCTTCTGCATCCAGTCCCCAGATACTCTCTGCAAGAGCCCGGTTATGCAGCTTGAACAAGACAGACGATACGTACTGGTAGTGGTTGTCATAGGCAGTCAGGACGATGTCCCCTTCGCTCATCTCCTCCCACGTCGGTATGTTCTTCTCGCCAGGAACGGCGCCCCACGCAAAGAACCCGTTACCCTCAGGTAACAAAGACTTTACGTACGCAGCTTCATCAGGAGGAAGGGCAGCGTCCAGCTTAATAAACGAGACAGGGCTCGAGATTGAGTCGCTGATATGAGCTCGTGCAATAGCCATCCCAGCGGTAAATACAAACAGCTGATTCATTAGTACTCCGTGTACTTCTTGGATTGTCCTTTAACCAGCTCAGCTGGATATTTTTCTGCGTTGTGCTTCAGCTTTTCCTCGGCAGCGCTGATCAGGTCGATCCCCGTTACAGAGCAAAAGCGCAACAGATAGATGAAGATATCGGCTACCTCATGCTCAACAGCCGTCTTCTTTTCGGGGCTTAAGTCTGTGAAAGCCTGGTGAGGATCAAGCCATTGGAAAATCTCCATCAGCTCCGATGCTTCAACTGTCAAAGCCATCGACAGGTTTTTAGGCGTGTGAAACTTTTCCCAGTCTCTTGCCTTGGAGAAAGCATCCACTTTCTGCTTTAGCAGATGAAGCTTGTCTGTTTGATTAGCCAGTCCGCTCATGTCAATTCCGCTGAAAATCCATATCGCGAGAATCTAACATCATTCGGCCACATCGTGATGACCCTGATGCAGTTCTTGATGGGGGTTCAGGTCGGGCTGTTGTTGAACATGACGCCAACGCATAATTTTTCGGTCCGTGGCCAGATCATATTCAGCGGCACTTAGCTTGTGTTGCGGAAAATCCTGTATTCCATCCCACGCAGCAGGATCAACCCGTAATACGTCACGGTGCATTGCATAGCGTAACTGATCAGCCATCATGGCTTGCACGGCGGCTGGCAGATCGTCAGGTGACGATTCGGGCGCAAAACCGATCAACTGCATGATTGCATCGAGCACGGCGGCCTTTGCCGTGAGGGGTGCCTGTAGGTCTTGCAAAGTCCGGCAGTTGCCGACAGCTTGATCAACCATAGCCCGCAACGACAAGCAGTCAACCTGAGTACCTTTGAGGCGTTCGCGGTCATCGCTTAGGAGCCTGACCAGTGTGTCGTAAATATGAATCGAGGCCTTGCTGGGCTTTTTGGCAAACGTCGAGCCACACGCCGGGCATGCACCGCTCTGCCGCTGGTTTTCGGGCCCGAACCAGCCACAACCGCATGAACAGAGCTGCTGCCCGGCTCGCGGTAAAGGGTTGAGATTGCGGATCGGCTCAAGCTCGCCGGCTTGCAGCCGATCGGGATCTCGAAATAGAGGTTCGTCTGGAATCTGTGCAGGCATCTAATGTACCTAAGGGGTGGGGCCTCGCGGCCGGATGTAGAAAGTGGCGGTCTCAGTATGTGCACACCGCCGTTTTATCTAACTCACAAGCTCTTCACGTTCCTGGGTCAACCTGGCCAGTTCTCGCGCTTTGCGCTCGGAGCTCAACCCACTCATTCGCACAGCAGCAATCTTCGCATTGAGCGCTTTGACCGTGGTTTGAGAACTGCCAGCGGCCAGAGGCTTGGCGGTGTCCCCCGTCTTGAGCCACTCCTTGAACTCCGGCATTTTCATCTCCGTCACACTGCCGACGCTCCAGCCCTTATCGAAGTTCGACTTATACGCCTTCACTGCTGCAGCCTGGCTGGTATAGCCGAGCATGACCTTGTGCTCATCAAACTTCCCGGTGTCCTGGTCCTTTTGGTCCACCACGAAAACACGCTGGCTGTAGGGCTCCGGCCCCACATACACATCAACCTGGTCACCGTCCGCGCCTGTGGTCCGCTTGATGTACCCGTAGTGGTCAGACATTGAGTGCGACCACTCCTTACCGGACTTGTCGACACCTTTACGGTCAGACCCACGAGGGTTCTCGATGGAAATATCCAGCCCTTGCAGCTTGATATGCCCTTTGCGGTAGTTACCAGCATCCTTTTGAGCCTGGGTCGGCTCAGGCAGGTCATTGTCGGGCGAGGTCGCTGCACTATGGGCGGCCAGATCCAGTGCCTCTGCCGTCGGCAGGCTCGCCCGGTCAGCTCTCGATGAGGGTAAGAGTTCGTTTCGACCAGGTACCTCTTCTGGCGCCGCCGGGGGTTTAGCTTCACCGGACGGCGCGCCTTTCGTTTCAATAAGCCGAGATCCTCCGCCAGGCTGGGGGCGCGCGACTGATTGAGGGGCGTCCTGAGCCTCATCATCCTGGCTGACCTGTAACCTGGGCGATGCTGCATGGTTTAACAGTGCGAGCTCAACCTGTGGGCCCGCCCCACCCAAGCTACTGGTCACAGTCCCTGGTGCAGCCAATTGCGCAGGCGCTGAGGATGGTGCACCGGGCAGAACGTCCTGAGCTTTGGCCGCGGCTTCGGGATTGATCAGGCGTTCGGCAAGCGCATCGTCCGAGCGGGCATGGAGCCGGTCACGAGCGCCTTTATAACCACCTGCCACCCCCTTGCCCGCAAGAGCAAGAAAACGCCCAGCCAGTAGATCGGCCATGGCCGTGCCGACCTTTTCAACAGAACCGCTTTCATCATCAGCTTCGGCTGTGCGTCGCGCAGTGGAGCTGTTGCCCGTCGCACGCTGGCGGAGACCAGAAGAGGCTACTTCCTGGTCAAGAAAGCTATTCCACTGGGTCCTGGCGGCATCGCTGGGCAGCATGACCCCGATCTTCTCTCGCAGGTTTTTGGAGTTCAGATCTCGCACCACATCCGCGTAGGAACTGGTCTTATCACCCATTTTGCCAATGACCGACGAGACAGCTCCCGTGGCAAAGCCCTGGCGATCATCTTTCGACAGACGCCCGAAAATATCAGCAAACTCTTCAGGGCTCATTTTTTGGCTGAAAACGAGGTTTCTGCCCTTCTCAATCGCATCTATGTAACTCGAATCATCAGACCAAACCTTACGGGCCTTGGCGTAGGTTGGGCTGTACTCATCCATGATCCCCAACAGCTTATTTTTGATGGCGATGATGTCAGCGGCTTTGCCATTTTCACCTGAACGTAGAAACGCGCCGATCTGGTCGTCGAGATTCTTCTTCATGATATCCAGATCGCCCGTGCTGGGCACATCCTTGACGGTGAAGGTCCCATCATCAGCCAAATCAACAAACTTTCCGTAAAACGGACGCCCCTGGTTCCCGGCGCGAGTCTGAGCTTCGCGGTAAGCCTTCTGCATTGCTGGACGGCCCATCAGGTCCTCCAGGTCATGCGTCCAGGGCACAGGTTCTTTATAGGCCTGCTCGTACAAAGGCTTGGCGGCTTTTGCCCGGGCTTCAACCGTTTCGTTGATCGATCGGTAGGCGCTCCGCGGTTGTTGCGGCGCGGCCGCTTGGGACAAATCATCTGCAGCCTTTCCGACAGTTTCGCCTTCGCGTACGCCGGCAGCCGGCGGTTGCCACGCTGTCAACTCCTGGCTCTCTGACGGTGGGGCGGCTTTGCGCTCGCGACCTGCACCGGTCAATGAGTAAAGCTGCTCGGAAACACGATCGGGCTGAGCTGCTTGGCGCTCGTTCAATGCCGGAATGACCTTCGTACGACCCGCGCCTGGTGTGTTAGCTACACGCTCCAGCAGCCCCGCAACGTTTTCCCCTCCGGCATCAACCGGCAGCGCCGCAGGGTTGCTTTCCCGCATCGACTGAACGCGCCGTTGCCACTCATCCAAACTGATACCGTCACGTTCCAGAGCGCGTTGTAACTGACGATTGGCGGAGGTTTCGGATGAGGTAAGCGCACGCTTAACCGCTCCAGCTCCGACAGCAACCACAGGCAGTGCACCACCAACGGCGCCGCCCAGCGCAGCCCCCTCTACTGCACTCGGCAACCGATCTATAAGACCACCCTGCCCCGATCCGAGACCATACATGCCTCCATAGGCGGCACCGGTGGCTGCTGAGCGCCCAATAACTTGAGCGGTAGTTGGCGCAGCGGCAGCGGTAGCGGTTTTCGCCAGGCCAGGTAGAGCAGACGTTCCGCCGGTTGCAATCATGGGCACGATCCCCCCGACCAAGCCACCGCCGATGTTGGCAACGGGGTGCTGGTCACGAGACGCTGCGTCAAGCGCACGCTCGCCCGCCACGTTCTGGTCGTAACGCTCCCGCCAGGTCTTGCCGGGGTTTCCGCTGCCAGTCAGCGGCTCAAGAGTCGCCGCGAGACCACCAGAAATCTCATCTGCAAATCCGAATGTCAGCGCATCATTGATCCCCCGCAGACCTGCGCGGAAAGCGCCAACTTCTGGGAGCGAAGCTTTCTTCTGGGTTTCGTGGGCTAGGGTGCTCATCTTCGCCATTTGCGCAAAGACTTCTTGGGCCTGCTCCGGCGTCGCCCCCTCGGGCATCTCAAAACGAGCAATGCGACCATCAGGCATTTCAAACTTGGCAATAGGCATAACTTGCTCCCTATTCGAAGCCGAGGAATTTAGCGCCATGCGGCAGTTCTGAGGTGGTCGACTTCGACGTGCTTGCCTGCTGACGAGTCGCGTTCTTCTCGCCAGGCACTTGCAGCCCGCGCTGTTGATCTACCTGAGGAATCACCGTCCCAATATCCAGGGGCTCGGCCCGGGCATTGTGGCGTCGTTGCTGAATCATGTTGGTCTTGAGCTGCATGGCTCGCTCGTTGAGCGCCATGATTTCGGTGAGCCGCTGCTGTACTAGAGCGGGATCGTTCAGATTGGTGACAAGCTCATTCCAAGCACGTTGAGCATCGCCATCGGTTTGCACACCTGCGTTGAGACGAAGGCTGGCGTTCCTGAGCTGCTCAAGCGTCGCGTTCAAAGAACCATAGTTTCTAGACTCTTCGTTGCTCATTCCTGCCATATTTCGAACAGCAGATACCTTGTTATTGAGAGGCCCAAGGTTGAGCTTGCCGGTGGAAATTTGCTCTCCGATACGAGCGAGCTGATCATTCATGGTTGAAGCAGCGGCAATTGCTTCTAGGTCCTGGTCCTCGGCTTTTTGAACGGGCGCGGCGAGTGGTTTGCTCGCTGGGTCCGCAGGAGCAAGCCCCAATTGCCGGCCGTACTTCAGCGCCGCCTGCTTCATCTCTGGGGTGTTGAATGCGCCGCTCAGAAGCTTATAACCAGAGACCCGATCAGCGAGCTTTTCGATGGGAACTTCTAAGATGTCGTCATCGGCATCGTTCGCGGTACCGCGATTTTTTGTCATCGGCGCGTTGTACTTTTTTCCATCCTCTCCAGTGACTTCAAGCTCAAAAACTACGGTACCTGGAGTACGCCCTGGCACCACTTGAACGACCCGCTTTTGACCGCCACTTCCCTTCTGAATTTCAGGGCCAAAAACACGATTCACCGCAGCCAATGCTTCTGGGGAATTTGAGTTCAGATCGCCCGTAAATACGCGGCCAGCGGTGTCGACATCATCCTGCATCTGAGGGGAAAGAACATGCCGAGGGTCCATCCAAGGATTACGTTTGAACACCTCCAGGTCACCTTCATCTAGATCGCCACCGGCCGCGATCTTGGCATAGGCCGACTTTGCGACCAGCGTGTCCTGCTGTTGCTGGCGGGCTTTATCCTGCTGATCTATTTGGTGATTGACCTGCTTTTGCTGCAACTCGAATCGTTGATCCTCTCGCTGCATGCGCGCAGCAGCCTGCCGCTGCCCGGCCAATTGCAAACCGTAAGTGGCCTGGAACTGGCGATCCTGACGGGCAGCATTATCTGAATCGCGTTGACGAAGGTATTGCCGCTGATCACGAGCATCGGCGTAATTGCGCTGATCGATGTCCCTCCGATAGGCCAAATCATCTTTGCGCAGCCCCAGCTCTTGCTGCTGGATTTCCCGACCGTATTGGCGATCCTCGGCCTGTTGCGCGAGCTGCGCCCGCTGCAACTCACGCTGGTCCTTCTGCGCCAGAAAGTTGGTGACTAATCCAAAGCCTTGGGCAAAACCATCCATTCCGCCACGGGTATCTAATCCGCCTGCCATTGTTGTCTCCCGACAATGAAGTGTGTGCTCGGAGAGCAGTTCGACTCCGATATCTAAGGGGCTACATAAACGAACCAGCGATGTAGCCGACACCTGCGCCAATAGCTGTGCCGATTGGTCCGAAATATGAACCGGCCATGGCCCCTGTCGTCGCCATACCGACCTTGCTCGACTGGGTATTGGCCTTGGCTTGCTGATTCATCTGATCCTCGGCCATCTTCGCATGCTGTTGCTGTTGTGAAAGCTGGGAGAGTCCTTGCAAAGCCTCTCCCTGCATTTCTTGTTTCAGCCCAATCAATCCATATGCCATGTCTAGCTACCCTGTTTTGCCAGGCCCGAGAGCCCCATTCCACCGGCTATGATTTGCTCTTGCAGATCGCGAGCCGATATACGCGCGTTGTTGCTCGCGTCAACAGACGCTGACGCACGGCCGAGTTGCAGCTTGCGGTCCTGGGCGGCCTGTTGGGCTGGCGATAGGGTGAGCCCCATGCCTTGCTGCTGCATCTGAAGGCCTTTAGCTGCACTATCAAATGACTTGTTAACCGAGTCGGTCGCCGTGGCGGCCTGCTCGCCAGCGAAGGTGTCGCTGGTAGCGATGTTCGCCATTTTGTCCACGTAGGGCTGAAAGCGAGCCTTCCAGTCTTCCCACTGGGCGCGGCTGAGTTGCCCCAGCACATTGGAGGCGCCTTGCTTGCCCGAAAACGCGGCGTTCGGATCTACGTAATAGGCCATTATGCATAGCTCGCAAAGTTGGCTCCTCTGGCAACGTTGTCATACAGTTTGCCATTGGTACCGGGTGGATTGAGGACCTTAGAACTGGCTGCCGTCGTTCGCGCCGGCGTCATATTGTTGAGCCCGTAGGTGACGCCGCCGGCGATAGCTCCCATGGCCGTGCCTGCAAGCTGAAGGTTTGCCGACTTGCGGTTGAAGTTCGTGAACGCTGCGCCTTGGGCATCCTGAGCTGCTTGGTTTGCAACAGTGTTGAGGCCTGCCTGGGCTTGGGATGACTGGCCTTGGCCGATTGCCGCCACGGTATTCAAGCCGGCGATTTTCTGGCTCTTCTGCTCAAATTGAGCCCGGGCCATGGTGTCCCCTCCACCAGCCCCCACGCTTTCTGCCAAATCACCTTGGGCTCCGATAAAGCGGCCGCTGTTCGGGTTCAATCCATATTGCTGGGTAACGCCTTGCTTCACCTGGTCCATTCCGGATGCGAGTGCCTGTTGCGTCCCCACGTTCGCCTTGCCTCGCACGTAGGCCATGCTGCCGCCTGAATCCATGTCGTCGACACGTTTCATGTACGCGTTTTCAACGGGGGCCAGCCTTTCCTGGGCGTAGTTCCACTTTTCAGCCGCAACTTGAGCGGCATACTTTTGCTCGGGCGTGTCCTGGACCGTGTTATCTGCTTTCTTGCTGCCGCCACTCATTGCACACCTCGCTTATCCAACTCCAGGTTGTAGGCACTCAGGGTTTCGTCATGGAAATAGCGCCTGATACCGGCGGACACTTCGGCCATCCACGCACTACCGCCGACCAAATACGCGCACTGCACCACCAGACCAGTCAATTGATCCCGCAGAACAAATGCCAGGCTTCGCCCATGCGGATCACCCTCGCGCTCGAGCCTTACGCTGTCCCGCCAGTCCTGCAGCGCAGCCGCCATCAGCGGGCGAACGAAGTGTTCGAAATGGCGGTAGAACGGGTTGATCGGCAATTCGATCAGCGCCAACCAAAACGCCTGATAAACCTCGTCGGTGGTGAGTGGCTTATCGCCATCGACGATATCGTCGAGGGTTTGCGAGATCGCAAAGAGCGTCTCGCAAAATGCAATGGCGTCGGGGTTCCCCCTCAGAACCCGGGCAAGGAGTTGTTCCTGTGTTTCGATCATCTGTTCGCCCTCACACGAAAATTCGGGTCAGATCGACCTGCCGCAGTTTTATGGTTGCGTCCTGGCCGGCGCCGGCCTTGAAAATGATGGAAAGCCGCACTTTCAGGCTTGTAGGTACCTGGGCCAGCGTCAGGAGCTGGGTAACCAGCGTCCCATCGATTCTGCCAATGGGTAGTGCGTGATTCAGTTCCTGGTTCTGCCCAATCTGGGCGATGGTGGTGCCATTGGAAGTCGCGGCCACAATTTGCAGGGCCACCTGCAAGACGCTGGTGTTAACGCTCACAAACTCCCAACCCGCCACCGCACGCAGTCTCTGGCCCACGGCGACCTTTGAAACGTCCACCGACTGCTCAAGGATCAGGGTCGGCGTCGTGCCGCTAGGCATTCCGGTGATTCGCAGCACCTGCTTGAATCCGAAATCTGCTGGCTCCTTGGAGGCTGCAACAGTTAAGCCTGTGAGGTTTGAGCCGAGCAACGTGCAGGACGTAGCCAGTTGGCCCGTGGCATTACTACCCGCGCCTAGCGTGCCGTTGGTACCGGTCAGCAGCGAGTTGGGAATCAGGCTGCCACCAGGTACCGCTGCCGGGTCATAGGCCACGCTGGAGGTCGGAAGTAATGCCGGGAAGGTAAACAGCCTTTTCAGGGCCTCCCCCACCTTGCGGCCGATGATCCGAGCGCCCATCGGGGTCGGGTGCAAGCCGTCGCCGGTCATGCCTTCCTTGGGCCAAAAGCTCGTGCCCGACGCTGGGTCGAGCATCTCATCCCAAGGATTCACTACGATCACACCCAAACTCGGCGCGACGTTCAGGTACCAGTTGTGTACAGCGAAGTGGTTCGCTGTCTGCTGGGCTGGTAATCCGACGTTAGCACCGATCACCGGCGTTTCCGCAATAGCGATAACCACTTTGCCCCGCTTGATCAGCGCTTCATACAGATACTCCAGATTGCGAATAGTCTGCTCAAGGCTCATACCCTGAAGGCGATCGTTGCCTGTACCAAAATGCACCATCACGTCGAAGTCGGTGCTGTTGGCCATTACATCAGCTTGCAGTCGGGCGAGCATTTGCGACGTGGTGTTGCCATCGATCCCTTTGTTGAGAGCCATCGGAAACGCTGCAAGGCCACCCGTTTCGGAGACAGCCCAGTCGGCAAACCCTACATTGCCCTTAGTGCACTGAAACGCGCGGCTGTCCCCCAGCACCAGCACATCGGTGAGCAACGGCCGGTAAAGCATCGCCTGAGCCTTTTGCACTGCACCATCAGCCTTGGTGCCCTGCTCAGCCGTGGCGGCACCGATATCCCCTGCCGTTACCGTCAACTTGCCTTGTGCGTCGGGCAACACGTCATTCAACTGCTTGACCGTGCCAGCTCCACCGCCGCCGCCCTGCCCGGCCATCGCAACCAGCTTGGCGGGGCACTCGGCCAATGTCACCGTGCCAAAACGATCCGTGAGCGGGTATTTGCCATCCTTGTTCGGGCCGCCAGTGGCAGTGCCGGTGGTCCAATCCGCGAACTCAGCCAGGCTGACCTGACGGTCTTTCAAGAACTCTTCGATTTTCTCTAGCAGATCTCGGATGCCCTGGCTGGTGACGAAACGGAGCAACACATAGGGTGCGTTTGCTATAGCGCCGGCAGGTGCCGCGTCCAGCGTCAAGCGAGTGTCGGTCTCCACAGTGACCAGCTCAAAGCACTGGCCGCTCTGCACCACTAGTACATCGCCGCGGGCAGCGTTCGATAACCATGAGGTGTCAATACCGTCGGCGATAATTGCACCCGCGGCAATAGAGACCGTACCAGCGCGGTAAACATGAGTACTCATAGTTTTTCCCGAAAGATATTAAGCGGGGCCATTGCCGGCTGGAAGAATGATTCCTTGCGCGACCGGCCGCCTAGTTTCAATGAAAAGCAAAGGCATATGAATCAACGTACCGGATCGGCCAGTGAGAATTTTCCGCTCCATCGGCATACCCGAATTGCCAGGAACATACAGCCGGCTGCCCGCAGTCGAACCGTCATATCGAGTGAAGTAACCAGTGCCAATAGAACTGACTAGCACCCACTCATTTCGGGTACTGTTGCTAAATCCATCACTACCGTACCAGTGCTCGAAATACTGGTCTCTGGTCATTTGATCACGACCGTTGTAGTTCCAAGTACCGCCTGATCGCTTGTAGCTGACAGCATTGTTTCCCGAGTCGAAAACGACCTCAGATCTGGGCTTCCAGACACGGATACCATGGGTTTCACCGGAAATGTATCCGCCAGACGCGACCACAAGAAACTCACACATCGAGTCTCGCAGTCGGTTATAAATTTGTGGCAAAGAAGAGCCATCACCAGGTAAATGGATCACAGTAAAGGCGATAACCACACCGGTCCAGGCTCCTGGCGCCCCGGTTGCCGCGCAGTAAGCGATGCACGTTGGCGACTCCGATCTGACTCCTCGCGGACGAGCAAACACCAATGGTGGAGTAACGCTGGTGGAGGCACCGAAGAAAGAATATTCAAAAAAAATTCCCTCCTCGCCAATCGCACCTTCATCTTTAAAAAGCTGAACATTGTGCCAACCACCGTTTGATACAGCGCCTGCTCCTCCGTCTACAGCAACAAAAATCGGATTGTTCTCATCGATGGAAAGATTTCCCCAATCGTTTTTAACCCTGAAGCCGGTGCTCAAGACGACACCCCCAGGATTAAGTAACAGGACACCGGTGCAGCTGACCAACGCAGTGAGTTGCCCTCTCGTACAACAAGCGGTACAGGGTGCAATCCCACGTTTTGTGCTGGCATGAGGTGAATATCAAAGGTCATACCGACATACGGAGTGAGGTCCAGAACTCCTGCCACGTTCGCCTGGGTTCGGATATATTCCGTCTTCCGAATAGTCCTCACCGTGCTATCAAAGGTGATCTGCTTGTTTTTGTCATAGCAGCGAATAACGAAAGTCATAACATCAACTCTCCTATTTCGATCCTCAAGTCGCCTGCAGGGTCGTACCAACGCTGATAGCTATCGGTCATCACCATCCTGGTACCACCAACTAGGCCGTTCATGAATATTCCGGCTTGTGGGTCAATCACAAACCGAGGCAGTCCACCGGCCCCCATCTGGGAACTTTTGAGCTGCCCATACACTTGGCCAAAACCGATCGTGATGTTTGCCACGTCGATGGCTTCCGCGCGCAGCTGCCCGCCCACAGTAGTGACTGGTGTAAAGCCGTCATTAGCCGTCAGCTTGCCGATGCTGATCGGGCCGATTTGCGCCTGCTGAATTGAAGCTTCTTTCACCAGCAGCGTGTTGATATAGACCTTCTCGCCTTCCAGCATGAAAGGGTTCACGTAGTTCGGACCTTGCACGCCGGGTGTGGCAACCCAGAAGCGGTTGGCCAAAATGGCAAAATCTGCCACGGCGCCGTTGTTATAGGCACCAAAGCCGCTGATCAAGCCGTTTACATCTAGGCGAAGGGTGTACTGAGCCGCAAGCCCTTCCAATGCAGAAGAATGCGTACTGAGAGTTTGCTGTATCGCTGCTGACTGCTCGTTAACGGTGCTTTGCATTGACGTGATTGCACGCGCGGTGGCTTCAAATTCGGTGGCAATGGTCTGCTGATCGCTAAGGTATTGGGCTGCCGTGGTGTCCATTCGCGACACCAAGCCCTCCATGTTTCGGGCTTGGCTTTCAAGGGCGCTCGCGAAAGTCTCGCTGTACTGCGTCAACACAGACTCAGCTTTCTCCAAGCGCGATGACATTCCATTCAAAGCCTGGGTAGCGGCCTCCTGCAGATTAATTCGTGCCGTACGCTCGGTGACGATATCGACCGAATTCTCACCAATGCTGGCCTGCATCAGGTCAATCTGGTGCGCGATGGCCTGTTGGTCGGAGGTGATGACCTCCTGCAACTGGCTGATGGCCGCTTTGATGTCGCTGCCGGTCTGAACTCGCAGATCGGATATCTGCCGCCGGATATGCACGTTCTCGTCGTCGCGCAGATAACGCTCGGCCGAGGTCATGAGCTTCGCTGCCTGGGCGGCCGCATCCAGCATCGCAATCTGCTGATTGAGGCCATCCAGGTCGATGGCTTTCGCCAAGGCCTTTGCCAACTCGCTCTGGTTCATCTCCTTGGTGATCAGGTCCAACAGATAATCAATGCTGAGCATCGATTCAACGTGCGTACCGGCCGGACTGTTGGGCGGACCCTCGACACCCGAGGCGGATACCCAGGTGATCCAGTAGTAATAACTGATGCCCTTTTTCGGGTCGTCGGGGTCGACCACATCACCACGAATTGGATCACTGTAGATCATCCCCGTGGCGCGGCTGATCAGCACGGCCAGGCCAAAGTTATCCGTTTCGCTGCGATAAATATTGGTCAGCGAGTGGTTGCGGTAGAGCTTGTAGGGGTTGTCCCAAGTCAGCGTGTTCATCCCAAACACCCCTACCGCCTGGAAGCCTACCGGCGCCGGCGGCACTGCCCGATCTGGAACGCCGGGAGACGGCACCAGTCCACCGGTACCGCCCGGTTTCCAGCCTGGGCGCAGAGTGAATGCCCCGCTCTCCAGCAATTCGCGATAGGTCAGCTTCTTGTCGAGTGGGTTCCCGCGGTTTCCCTCGCCCGTCTCGATGATCTCAGTCAGTGCACTGAAAAATGGGCGCAACTCCGCCGAAACCTTGCTGCAGGGAGCGGGAAGGCTTGAGCGTTTGGCAGTCATTAAGTCAACTCAGAGGGTGTATTCGCAATTTGGATGGAGAAAACTTCGGCAGTGCCGGAGGCCTCGACTTGCCATTCACGGGCGTCAGCGTAACCAGCAGGTAGCCGGAACATGCCGGCACCGTTGACGGGTTCATCGAGTACCAGTGCCTGGTCCGCAAACACTCGGAACCGCACTGGATAGGTATCGGCCACCACTTTGCCGCAACTGAAGTTCGCCGAACCCGGCGGGAATTCAAAGATCTTCGAACGCCACCGGTAAGTCATCGACGGGCCACCGCGCCACTTGGAAATCGTACTGCCCTGGATCAGGTACAGCGACGACGCGGCAATGTCGTAATAGGAGTTCGCGGCGTGCACGTCGATGAACTCCATCCCCTCCCCCGGCGCCAAGGCAAAGCAGCCTCCATCGTAAAACCCTAGATAACGCCCTTCGTACCGACACGCATGAATCGACGCAGGGTTGAGCGCCTGCCACTGCTCTGGCGTCAGGATGCCCTCAGTAATCAGCTGCGGCTCACCGCCAGAGACCGCCACCAGGCCCTCGGTAGAGGCATAAGCGACGTACTCCCCCATATCCACAACTGAGCCACGGGACACACACACCCGATCAGCATCGGGGTCAGAGGCTGACATAGCCGCCGGCGTCGTGCCGGTGACCAACCGCGGACGCCCCGTGGTGGCCACCACCAGCCCGGCCGTGGTAACACCAATGCCGACAATCTTGTCAGGAAACGAGATCTGATAGTCCACTGGCCAGGCATGTGGGTAATACGGCTCGCAAAAGCACAGCGTGTTGTCGAAAAAGCCGGCAAAAATACCGTTCGGCATCTCCACCAACCCCACCATGGTGGGGTCCGGCATATCCCAGGTAAGGGACGGGCAAGCAATACCCAACTCGTCGCTGTTCGTCTCGTCCACGCAGCTGGCCTGGGCCACTGGAAAGTCGGCCAGATAGAGGAACTCCCCGCCGCTCTCAGATCGGTACAGCCGCTTGGTGACGATGTTGTAGGGGCCAGTTGGCGCCGGAGGCAACTGGACATTGATCTTACCCACCAACTGATCTTCAGCGCCGTCCCATCGCGTGATGATGTTCGACGCGGGGCTAGGCGGCCCTTCTTCGCCGTATGCCGAAACGTACGTCACAATGTACGTGGCGTTGACCTGAGTGGCAGGCGATGTACCGCTATTGCCCACCTCGGTCACCAGCGGTGCGCTGGCTGGGGCCGGGATGCCCAACCGATAGAAACCAGAAGGGTATGGTCCGGCGCCCTGGGTCGCCACGCCGATGGGCGCCATCTTGGGGAACCCGTCACCGGTCCAGTAGACCCGCGACCAGGCATCTTTCGCCAACGGGCTTTTGGCGGCATTGACCTGCTTGCCATCGCCCCAGGCAAACCAAAATCCCTGGCCGTCATTACCGAACGGATACCGGTAGATTGACGACGGCGTGATCACACCACCGATACCAGTAACCGGCAAAGGTGCATATTCGGAACGGAGCGAACCTTTGCGTAGGTTCACATTACGAGCGGCCTGGGCATTGGTGGGTTGCAACAGGCGCGGGGTGAGCGCAGGTAGCTCGCCACGAAAAGACGTAATCGCAATAGATGTCATGCAAACCTCGGTGTTTTCATCCTGATGCTGCCGTACTGGTGGCCGGCGAGCGCCTCAGATCGAGCATTTGTGCAGAGCGCATAAAACGCTGCCTGATCCATCAGGGCGCGCTGCATGTCTGACCACGGCTTTTCAGGCATCTTGCGCAGCCAATACTGGGCGCCAAGCATCAGCGCCTCACAATAGCGGTCCAGCAGCCAATCCGGCGGCGCCGCAGCGCTGGAGCCAAAAGTCGGACGCACAACTACGTCTGCGGTGAGCCTCGAAGGTCCACCGGTGACAATGACTGTGTCCGGCGAAGGCTGGAACACCTGGCAGTAAGCAGGCTGTCCATCCTGATACAACGCCTGGATACGGATAGGTTCTAGGCCAGGCCCGGCGCCTATCTGCTGCTCACCATCGACCAATTGGATTCTGACCTTCCAGGCCGGCACCTCGGTGCACAGCTCGCGAAGCGCCCAGGCCACACTGTCACGAATCGAGGCGATAACCGCCCCAGGGACGTTCGGCAGGATCTGGTCAACCAACTGGTTCACGTTCATTGCTGTATTACCTGTTGCTGGGACGGAGCCGCGACGGGCAGAGGGCCAAGCATGCGATCCGTCTGCACCTTCATACCCAGCGCGGCCTGGAACATTTGAAAATGCATAGTCGCCCGGTTGAGGTTGGCCGCATGCTCGGCATCTTTCGCATAAGCCCTGGAGAGGATGTAATCCAGCAGCACCGGTGCGAACGAATCGTCCAGGCGGATTTTCTCGCTGGCATCATCTTTGGCCATCACTTGTTCGTGCGGGCTGGGCACCGACGAATAAATGATCTCCAGCTTGCTGGTGGCCAGCGCCGGCGGGTAGACGTAAAACTGGCGCGGCGCCGCTTCATCGAAGATGTACTGCTCGATCTCTTCCACGGGCTGCTCCGCGTGCCACCGGCGCCGGGTAGAGTCGATGGCGCCCCTGGTCGTGAGAATCACACTCAGGCCACCGCCGTCGGCGGTGATGTTGCGCACCACCTCCAGCAGCCGTAAACCACCCTCTGGGATCGATTGCCGAGTGCCTGGAGCGCAAGTAATTTCAGCCGTGACGGAGCTGGCATTGGGTTTGATGTTGCAAATTGCTGCGTACCCTTCGTTCAGCCAATCCAAAAGTTCAGTGTTTGCCCACCGAGTGCCGTTGGAGGTGACTTCCTGCAGGATCTTCTTAGCGCGGGTCAGGATGTTGCCAACAGTCGTCACCGGCATGACTTACACCTCGATCATGTGCGAGAGCTTGGCAAGCTCGACGGTCCATACGAATTCGGCGCCGGTGTTGGCGTTGCGAAGCAGGCGATTCACCGGGCGAACTTGCACCGCGGCCGGGGCATGCTCTTCATCAAGGTCCGGAGGTGCGAGGTCGGAGGCAATAGCCTCGCTTGTAACGGTAATGCCATGCAGAACTTGTTCGCCGGACAGCGTGTTATCGATAAGAGCCTGGCCTTCTTCAGCGCCGAGTGCGGACGTAAAGCCCTGCTCGCCAGCCTGCGTACCAGTGATGCCGGGCAAATCGGTGATTTCTGTTACACCACCGGCAACATCCCTTTCTTCATCGGTCAGTGCCTGCTGCAACCCCGCCAGCGTTTCTGAGCGCAATGTGTCTTCGCTTTTACGCTGGTCGGCCTTAACACCCAGCTCATCCAGGATCTGAATCAGCCCAGGCTTATCGGCTGATTTGGCCTTCTCAATCAGTTCGCGAATCATGGAGTTTCTCCGTAGGAACAGAAAGCGGCCCGAAGGCCGCCCGTTAGGTGGAGGGCCAAATCAGCGGCTGCAGTACAGGTTGCCGACGGCCTTGGGATCAATGACCTTGGAACCGAACACGTTCAAACCACGAACGAGCTTGCCGAAGTCATTCGGGTTCGGGAGGGTTTCCATCTGGGTCATCTGGCTTGCAAAGGTGATGGCCTTCTTGTGACCGAACATCACGTTGCTGGCCTTCTTGGCGGCGGTGACGTCATCCACTGCGGTGGTGTTGTTGCTGATATACACCGTGAAGCGATCGAGCATGCCGACCTTGCCGTTGCGGAAGACCGAAGTGGCATCGCCCATAATGCTGGCATCACGCAGATCCGATTTTTTCAGCATGCCGTTCATCCACGCCGGCAACACCACCCAGCGCCCTTGCTCGGGGATGTTCTGTTCATCCAGGACGGTCCCGCAATCTACCAACACATCCAGGATGTTTTCCTTGGTGATCTTTACCGGCGCGCCGGCCTTTCCCAAGTTGATATCGCCCGACAGCGCACCCGCGGTATCGCCACGGTTAGTGGCGGCCGCATCGGCATAGTGACGATTGAGTAACTGGGTATCGATCGCCACCTTCATCTGCTCGCCACCGTCAGTGCTGAACTCATCCATCAGCTTGATATCGGCCTGGTAAGCATCAACGTCGTTCACTTCGAACGCGAAGTACTTAGCTTGGTCGATTTGCAGTTGGACCTTCTCGCTGGTGGGTTTTTCGTAGGTCACCCCGCCGCCGATCTTGTAGTCCTTGATGACAATCGACGGGACGGTGCGGATGTTGATGGTGTCGCCTTGGTTTTTGATTTCGCCCTCGTAGTCGGTGTTGGCGATCTCACCGAAAACGGTTGCTGCGTAAAGCTTCTGAACCAGCTTGCCCGACCAGAGTGCGGGGATGAAGCCCGATGCACTGGTGGAGCTGTAGTCAGGCTGCCCTTGGGCACGTGTTGGACCTGCCATCGTGATACTCCTGTCTCATGACGCCTCGCGGCGTTACAGAGCGCGTGCTATCGCGTGATGCGACCGTTTGCTACCGCGTCTGAAATATCTTGTTCAATCGCAGCCGCTTCGGCTTTGGTGTACCGCTTACCGAGCGCCACGTCCTTGTAAAACTGATTGATTTCTTCGTTGCTCCACCACTTCCCTTCAGCCGGAGGCTGAGCATTGGTGCGGGTAGAGCGCGGTTGAATCTCTTCCTCAGGGATTACACTGGCGGGCTTCGCTGGTACCGGTACGAGCACCGAGGCGGAGGCACCGGCATCCGAAGCGGGTTGCGAGTCTTTAAAGGCTTGGAACAGCGCAGCGGCGCGGTAAGCGTCGTTGGCTGTCTGCGCCTCGATCAGAAGTTGCTGCCGCTCTTTGCCGCTGAATGCGTCCATGTGGCTCAACCACTCATGGAAAGCAGGCAAAGCGTTGACCTCAATCGCATCAGGTACACGCTGGATAAGCTGACGGAAGAACTCTTCCTGCGCCTGCACAGCCTTTTCCTGATCCGTCTGCTGGGTTTTCTGCTTCAGCCCCTCAAGTTCACTTTTGATCGTTTCCAGTTCTGCGGGATTGGCAGCTACCTGGCCACCAGCCACTCGTTGGATGAGCGCCACGAGGTCCGGCCCGTAGTTCTCGATCTCCTCGGGGGTCAGATCTGACACGGCGCGCTGCACGGCATTGCCTGTGTGCTGTTTCGCCTTGTCCAGTTCTGCAGTCAAACGGGAAACTTCCTGCTGCAGCGCCGGGATTTCAGCGTTGTATTTCCCTTGAATGACCTTGAAGCGTTGCTCCCAATAGTCAGCGTCGGCATTACGGGCGGCCGGAGCCGGGTCCGTTTTGACGGGCTGTTGGATATCTGAGATCAGAGGCTCAGTTGGTTCTGCTGCCGGAGCCGCTCCGGGAACGGGATTCTCGGCCGGCGCGTTCAGCGACTGCTGAATGGCTTCTGCTTCGTCAATTTGAGCCTGTACGTTGCGGGGTAGCGTGTTCATCTAATCGTTTTCTCCGTGGTAGAGCCGGCAGGTCCGGGCTTCTGGTCGTGGTACTGGTTCGGGTCATCTGGCCGCATGACCGGAGAGTGGCCACAAAAAAGCCGCCTCAAGGTGGGCGGCTTTTTCTGTAGCTACTGGCGGTTTCGCGAGGCGTTGATTCGGTCAAGCGCCTCGCGGGATTTATCGAATGTTTCAAGCAATTCCCTGATCTGGGTCGCCCGCCCCTGGGCCCGAAATATCCCCTCCAGGTTGCTGCCCGTCTCCAGGTTCTGCTGGGCCTCCATTAGGCAACTGCTCAGCAGCTCCCTCAGGTACTTCCAGTCCGGGCTGTGGCTCAGATTGACCAGGGCCTGCCATTGGTGGTCGCTGGGTTTCATTGGCTCCCCCGGATGCGTGTTGAAGTTGAGCGACCGTTGCCCCGTTTTCCATGCCGAGGCGCTGGGCCTCGATACGGATCTTGTCGGCACGTGCGGTCAGTTCCTCGGTTTGAGCAGCAACCTTTCCGGTTTCGGCTTCCATTTGCTGGCCCGCCAGCTTGGCTTGCTCCTGTTGCTGTTGGGCCACCTGCTGTTGCTGCTGATCCTCCCGTGCCTTCATCTCGTCCTTGGTCGGGATCAACCCAGGCATATCGAGGCTTTCTGCGACCTTGCGGAGAATGGCGGCGCGCCCTTCCAGGCCGAGAATCTGCATATCGACCGGGTTGTTGGTGAAGCCGAGGAACTGCGTGCGCGCCTGCAACGTTTGTTCGCGCTGAAGCATCGCATTTGCACCTCGCGCCACCACCTTGCAGTCGCCCTTGATCGCGTTGTCATCCGAATAACGCATGTTGAACAACCACAGCGCCTCAATGACACGGCGAACAACACCACGATCGATATGCCGTATCGCGTCCTTGATGCCCTTGTTGGCAGACTCCATGAGCATCGACAAACCACTGGCCGTGTTGCCGGCGCCGCCGACCTTTTCCGCGCCGTAGATGTAGCGAGGGATATTCGTTGCGTCGTCAGCACGCTTTTCCCAGGAGTCATAAACAGCCATCAGTTCGCCGGCCAGGCTCTGCGGCTGATAGAAGCGCAGCACGGGAGCGGTAGCCCCACCAGCAAGCCCCTGCGTCTGCCCGCTTTTCACCCTCCAGCGCTTCATGGGAAACATCTCGTTTGGATTTTCGCCTGGTTGTAGGCGGTCCTCATCCACCTCAACCTGTGGCCCACTGGCGAATGCCATGTTGTTGGCCTGAGCCCGTGCCGTTGCGCCACACATATCCTGTACGTCGTCCATCAGCTCAGGGATCGACATGCCCCAAAATGAACCCGGGACAATCTGGAACGAGGCCTTGTGATAAGGCCGACCACCCAGTGGGTTGCGGTTGATCACGCAGCGAATGACGTGTGTACCGATCAGGATGGCGTCGACTTCGTACTCATCCAGCACATCGGGCACCTGCCCGGGATCTACGCCCCATTGCAGCAGCATTAAGCCTTGGGCACCGCCCCAGTAATGCACACCCTCGATGGTTTCACCGTTGTTGACCATCCAGTCGCCGGCCTTGTCCTCCAGCTTGGCGCGTTGCGCATCGGTGGTCAGCCATTCACGTAACCCGCCCTGCCCGTGATCAGTCAGCACGGCACGAATGGCCGTATCGCTATAACCCGGCACGCCGAGAAGAGCATTGAGCCGCGACCGGGTGTAGCGCTCGCGTTCGATCATGAAGGCGCCGTCATCGGTGTTCGTTGAATCCGGCGACGGGTACATATCGAACGGAGAAACCCGGAAGAACAACGGTTGGATTTCCTCGGTTTCAATCATCTGCCAGCCCTGACCCCACGCAATCTGAGGCACGCGCTGAAGCATCGGCCCCTTGATAAAGGCCGCCGGGTAGATGGTGAAGTCGTCTATGAACTCTTCCAGGGCGGTTTCCCAGCCGCCCTCGGCCAGTTGGTCAGCGATTAGCAGTTCGTGAGCCTCGCACGCCTCCTTAGCTTTTTCCTGAATCAGCTCGCGCAACTTGGTCTCAACCTGCGCAGGATCAGGCATTTCAAAGCCCTGCCCCTGCTGCTCTGCGACTGCGCTCTGACTTAGCTGTTGCCCAGGCTGTTGAGTTTGCTGCATTTGCTGAGCCAGCTTTTGCTGGAACGCGGCTAGGAACTCCGGCGGAATGTCGGCGACAGGCGTTGGATCAAGTCCCCACGGATGCCCCACCGCCGGCATCAAAATGTCCCTGATCCACGACGCGCCTGCGCGGCACTTGGTGGTGGTCAGTTTGGGGTAAGCCTCACTGCCGCCGTTCTCACGAATGGCCTGCAGCTTCGTTTCTTCGTGCTTTCCCTTTTGCCGGCGCGCGCAATCCAGCAGACGCTCGTCAATATCGCGCTTCGCCCGCTTGGCGGATTCGTAACAGCGGCGAATATGCGCCGCCAGCGAGGTTTCCACTTGTTGGGCACGTCGGTTCTGCTGAGCAGCAGCCTCGGCGGCCTGATCATCTGCTTGCAGGTCGGCCGCGCTCCTGACTTGCAGCAAACCAAAACTACCCATGGGTTATTGCCTCGTAAACGACATTGATTTCAGCTTGGCGCCCGGCCCGGCGTAACTTCGCGCTGTGTTCCATATCGCGCAAATGCAGCAGCAGTCCCTGCATGTACGGGACAGGATCTGCGGAGAACTCGGCCAGCTTGATGTTCAGCGTCACGCCCAGCGCCTCAGCCATCTCAAACTGCACCCTGATAGCTGGGTAAGCGCCGTCCGGCTCTTTGATCTCCACGGCGTCTACCTGCACCAGGCCTATATCGCGGCGCAGTTGCAGGCTCTTTACGGCCATGGGGGCGACCAGGCGAGCGATCACGTCAGCGATTTGTTTCCAGCCAATGGTGATAGAGGTCATGTGTGTGCGCTCCAGTTGCGGCGGCCGCGGTCAGTGTTTGCTGAGCTTTGAGTACCAGGGATCCTGCCAGTGGTGAACTCGAAAACACCGCACCTGGCCAAGGTCTCGAAAGCCTTAGCCCCGTGGCTGGCCCAGTCATGGCGGGGCTGATCCCGGTATACGCCCAAGCGCTGATCCCACTCTTTGCGGTAGTTGTCTATGCAGTCGATCAGCCTGGATACGCCGGCAGTTCTCGGCCTACCGTTGTCTGGCTCATCCGTAGCCGCACGTTTGTCCTGCTCATCCTCTGCAAACCAGCACAACGGCAGGAAGTTACGCACCGCCTGCACGCCTTCGCTATTACGGGAGACCCGCGGGACAATCTGGAAGGTGATGCCGTACTGCTTCGCCACGTCGATCCGCGATTTCCCGGTACCAATCTCGCGCACCACAATGTCGTGCGGTGCGTAGTGGGCACCGTAGGAGTAGCCCAGTTTTTTGAGCAGCTCGCCGTAATACTCCATGCCTTCGCCGGAGTGCTCGATGTAGTCGATGATGTGAACCTGGCGGCCCACTACCTGGAATAGAACGATGGACATCGCGTCCCCCATGCCCAAGTCCCAGGCGGTAAACACAGGCAGCGTTGGGTTGCGGCTGACGGATTTGGTAATCCGCCCCTGCTGCCTGAGGAACCGCATCTGCGTCAGGTAGTAGGCGCCTTTGATGCCCTGGTCGAACGCTTCATCCGGAGTCGCCGGATACTCGCGCTTCATGTCGTCATGCAGCGACTCCGCCTTCTTGGCGTACCAAGCTTGCTGTGCGCGGTCCAGGCGGATGCCCTGCTTGGACGCTAACTCTGCGAAGTACTCCTGCATCCAAAGCGGCACCACCACCTGGTCGAATGCTTCCAGCCGGTAGGTTGGATCGCGGAACCACGGAAAGAAGTGGAACTGCCAGTCCATCACCGTCGGCGGTCGCCTGCTGTCCTTAGTTTTTCTAGCCGACTCACAATAGTCGAAGAAGTAGCCTTCTCGGCCCTCTGCGGTGCTTTCGATCGTGACGCGGTTGCCCAGCGCAACGGCCTCAAACGCACCAGTGACGATCTCCTGGGCCTTGTCGGGACTCAGCTTGCAGATCTTGCCGAACTCGGACACGTGCAGGCGCTGAAGCGTGCCTCCCCGGAACGACGTGGAGACCTGGATACTTGAACCGTTGTCGAAGATGTAGCCTTGGTCTTTATCGCTGCGGGGTACCGGTAGACGCAGGCCGATCAACTTGAAAATCGCCGACCACGCCGGGTCGCCCGAAAGCTTCTCGTAGGCGAACCGAATTTTGTTGCGGTAGATCTCTTTAGCATCCGGCAGTGTGTGGCAGATACAGCCAGCGCTGTAATTTCTGGTGAACAGGCAATCGTCCAGCGCGTCGATCATCTCAAAGGTGGTAAACCCGAGCTGCCGGGCTTTGAGGATTAGGTCGCGATTGTGCTCATCGAGGAACCGCTGACGCTGCTGGTCGTTTGGCTTGAAGCGCCGAACCTTGCCGTCTTTGTCCTTGATTTTGTACAGGGCGTTGAGCCGGTACCACTTGTTGCCCAAGGCTTTGAGCAGCAGCGTCTTACCTTTGAGCTGCTTCGCATGATGCAGCGCGATGAACTCATCACCTTCGCGCACCAAGCGCTGGCGATCGGTTTCATTCGCCATCACCGGCAGCCTCAACAAGGAGTTCTTCCAGGGACTTACCCGCGCTTTCCCGGTCTTTGTCTGTGTCGAGACCATGGGCCTGACGCTCGAGTCTGATCAGGCGTTCAATGGACTGAGTGGCGTGACCCAGGCTCTTGCCTACGTAATCCAGGGGGATGTCGATCTCAACGGGCAACCCTTTCGGCGTCATAACAATGATCTTGCCGTTGGCGACTTGCTCGGAAATGCGTTCTACGTACTGCTGAGTAATGCCTCGAGTACGCGCAATCAACACTTGGTGCCCGTGTATCAGCTGAGCGCCCGCTTCCGCCGCCTGCTCGACGATCTCCGCGTCGTTAGTCGCAGCTGTGATGGCAGCAGCGGCGGCACGGCCAGTCTTCTCCCGCACACGCTGACGGATCATCTCGGACAGGTCTTTCTGCCACTCTTCCTTTGCCGCGCGGTTCCGAATAGAGCCCTCGGATACGTTATGCCGGCGGCCCAGCTCACGGTTGGTGTAGCAGCCCGTCCGGTAGTCTCTCTCGACGGCTGCCCAATCACATTTAGCAGCCATAGAAGCGCTTCCTTTGCATGTAGGTTGGGTTCTGTTCGGTATTAAGGCGTGACGCCAAGACACTTGGCGCTGACCCACTCTTGCAGAGCTGTCAGGGCGATGATTGCTTCATCACCGTCGTTTGCGGTGGCGATAATTCGTTGAGCAGCCGCTGGGTCAAGTTCGGCTCTCTCTTCTGCATTATCCAAGCCGGTGGGGACTGATCCGGCTCGCACGACGGGGCAACGGGCTGGGACTGACAAGCGCTGAGCGCCAGTGCCGACCCGAGCAAGCAAAGCCTTGTTTTGGGCTTGAGCATCGATGAGTACCTTCGTTTTTTCGGTGTCGATCTGAGTCAGCAGCTGCTGGGTTTTGCGCCGCGACTCGACGGCCTTGTTCAATGTGCTTATCTGGTCTGTCGCGGCAGCCAGACCCCTGGCTTGGGATTCTATTCGCTGCCAGCCGCCGTAGATGAGGATCAGACAGGCGATCAGTGCGGCGATCAGATAGCGGATCATGACTGCACCGCCATGCACTGCTCGTAGCGCTTCAACTGGCGGCTCCAAACGCCCCAGCACCGCTTGTTGCCAGGAGTGGAACAGTCGAACCGGGCGGCATAGCGATACTTGAGCAGCGACTTACAGGCCTGGATGTAGTTGCCCGCAAGCAGCTCACGGCGGATTGAGGACTGGCGCCATGTGCCAATGCCGTACTGGCCCACGAAGTCCATGTACAGATCAAACTCCGCCTGGTGCAGCTTCACGCCCGGCAACGACGCGGCGAATCGCTGCTCGTCCTGAGTCATCAGGTTGCGAGCCAGCAACTCGGCACGTTGAGGCGTGATCTGATCTCCCATCTTTACCGCTCTTCCGTCTTCGTAACGCGTGGAGCCGTGGCCAATGGTGGGCACGTCACCTTCGGTGGGGATGACCGCATGGTCGGTATATCCCTCACTTACCTTCCAGGCAGAGAAGCCCGCCACACTTACAGCCAGCAGGCCGACTGCAATGCGTTGGCGTAGCGCGCTCATAACTTGCACTGATCGCGCAGAGCCTGGAGCCGGGCCTGGCTCTCAGCATGTTCACGGCGATCGCGGCGGATCTGAAAGTACGTGCTGATCACGAGTCCCAACACAGCAACCACGACACCGGTAATGCCAATCCAGTTGACCTGGGAGAGCCAACCAATGAAGCCAGCACCGGCACCGGCGATCATGCCCTTGTTAGCGATAGAAGCACCCACCACCTCTACAACACCTTCCGGAGCGGGGTTTGCCATAGATGAACTCCTGTCCGGGGCTTTCATGCTGGCCTCCAGAAATGCAAAAGCCCGCACTTGGCGGGCTCACATGAATAGGTGCCAGGGCGAACCCTGGCGGTTTGTGCTGGTGTGTCGTCGTCTCGACGATACGGCACGTGGTTGCAACGCCTCCCGGCGTGGCGGTGAAACTATCCCTGCTCGGGGCTCTTGGGCTGAGCAATCGCAGGGGCTGAGGTGACAGTCACCTGGCCCTGGTACAGCGTCTTCAACTCAGCGACATAAACAGCTTGCTGCGGCGCCTGCTCGATCATGGATTGAGCGCGGGCGTTCGCCTCGTCCTCAGTGTCGAACTGTGTTTGCAGTGGCGACCTCGGGAAAGGTTGTGGGATCACGATGTAGGGCATGGTGAGTACCTGTGTTGGTAATTGCGCAGCGTGCGCAAAGAAGTGCGTCTCTCGCGTAATTTGCGTAATTTCAACCCAAAAAAATCACTCTGTGCGCCGCACAGACCGGGCCGCTGAGCAATCTGCGCAGGTGCGTAACGGCGGTGCATATTCTGGCCAGTTGAGAGGCAAAAGGAGGTGCAGGTGGTCAAGATTTAAGATGGAAATCCAAATGCATCTTGAGAATTTTTGCCTCAATGAGCTCCACCGAACGATCCTTTGGTATCTTAGTAGGCCGGATACTTGAGGAATGTTAGATGGCAATTTGGCAGGTGATGTACACCCGCGACGGTGAGACGCAGGAATTGATTTTTGAAGGTGGTCACGAGGAACCCGAACTGGAGACGATCTACGAGACGTTGGTAGATAATTGCCAGATCCCTAACAATGGCTACAAAGGGCTGGGTGACATCTTAAAAAGACACAATATCGAGGTCACCTCTGTGCGGGAACACTTCTACGAATAAATACAAAGCAAAAGCCCGACGAAATAGCCGGGCTTTCAGCAAGGTGTCGCGCTGAAACAGCTGAACACCGTGTCATGAAATCAGGTGTTTATCCGCGTGGAAAGGCTTTTCACGCAATCTGGTGAAAAACCTCCAAAGCGTAATCTGACTACTCAGCGCCGGCATCTCGAGTACTTGGGACAGGTCGGTATGCACCGGTTACGAGTGGATACCGGCCTGCTTTGCGTCTCGCTTACTTATTCGCCTCAGAAGCGTCCTGTTCGATGACCAGATCTAACACATAGACCTTCGACGGTGCGTCTGCTGGTGGATTCTTCCAATCGTATTCCTTTGCCCTCAGCACGGTACGCACACCGTCATGATGCTCGAAGCCTTCGGTACACTGATAGAGCAGATGCAATGTGCTTGGGTCGGAGGCTGCAGACCGGCGTCTTCATAACTGCACTCATACACGTTAGATATTGCTATATAGGGATGATCGGATGGCTGGCTCAGAGTAAAAATGGGAGAGCCTAATGAGTGCCAATAAAAATTAATGCACCTAACGGTCGAAAAACCAAGGCCGTTTCTCGAATTTCAATCCGGTAGTCGTCAGCCACTGCGGGTGTCACTCCTGGTTAGAGAACAAACAGCGCAGTCGATGCTCCGAACTCAACCCTACGATTTCACCGAGGGCCTCCGCGCTTCCACAAATCCAAAAAAATGATTGCAAATAGCCATCAAAATCGATTAGATCGTCATTTTTACAATCAGTGACTGTGATATGCAACCTCGCTCTGAATCCCTGTTTCATTTTACAAAAACAATGGACGTTCTTCAATCTATACTCATAAACGGATTTTGGCCCCGTTATTGTATAGAAGATGTCCAATGGCAGAATTATCCAGATGTAGATTTTGTATCTTTTCCGATGGTGTGTTTTTGCGATATTCCGATCAGCAGAATCTCTGATCATGTAAAGTTTTATGGTAAGTTTGGGTTAGGACTAACGAAAGAGTGGGCAATAAAAAACAACCTCAATCCAGTATTTTATTTCGCGAAATCAAATGAGCTACACAACTCATTTCAAAAGATCATAAATCTCCTCGAACCACTCAAAGAGCCAGAAAAAACTAAAAGAGCAACAGACGTACGCCATATTTTAGCTCACTCAAAACCAATCAAAGGCCGCATGTTTGTTAATGGAAAGTATCTTAATAAAGATTTCTATCAAGAATCCGAATGGAGATACGTCCCAAAGCATGAAAAAGCACCAAACCTTCTGCGAATGAAAGACCATGAAACATCAGTAGAAAAATACAATGAAATGACGCGAACCTCCTGCCTTGTTAAATTTGAACCCAAAGACGTTCAATATATTTTCGTCCCCGCCGATCAAGATATACCAGAGATCATAGATTTCATCACCTCTAAGCTAAGCAACTTTTCCGCCAGAGACTTAAAAATTCTGACGTCGCGTGTCACCTCATTAGAAAACATAAACCGAGACATGTAAAAACCTAGCATCCTCCCTCCGCAGAAAAAATGCTCCTAAAAATCAGGCTCTTAAGCCTACGAGGCCCGTCATACGAGATGCGGCCTCGCGTAACATAGTCTGCCAGCTCGAACCACTCCTATAAAGCGTCAATATCTTACAAAGCCACTTCGACAAATTCTGCAGTATATTGAGACTGATCACTTTTCTTGCTGAAAGGCGCTTATCTACCAACAACGTCGTTAACGACATGTACTCATCAAATGGATAGTATGGGAGAATAACTCATTCAGTTCGTTTCAGAGCAGTCGCAAATTTCGCGAGCACCATGAACATATTAGACTTAGGAAGCCTTATGGAAATTATTACCGCTGAAGAATTGGAGCTAAGAGCCTCGCAAACCGCAAAGGAATGCGGCGGTATCCAGCCTATGCACACCCCGTTTTACACTCTGTCAATTAGCTATTCCGCAGAACGTTGTCTGAGTGCGTTTGATTTGTACGAGCACCTTTTGGAAAATAATGCTGACCCGGCATCGTTGATCAGTTCGGTCCAAGAGGCTGTTGGGCACGCAGGGGCATTATCTAGATACTTTTGGCCATCCCCTACCGGCAAACGTAATAATCAATATGAATTGAAGTTTGCGCGCGGAAAAAAACTACGCGAAATATATAAAATTGGTGAGGATTCACCGCTCGCGAACAGAGAGCTAAGAAACGCGTGGGAACACTTTGATGAGAAGCTCGATTCTTATGTCTTATCCAATGATGCGGGCTGCTTTTTTCCAACGCCAATCGTAGACTCGCATACACTAGCCGATGAACCGACAGGAAAAATATTCAAGCTTATTGACCCTAACAATCACTGCCTGGTTTTGCTCGGGAAAAAGTTCTTTTTTGAGCCTATTCGTGCAGAAGTGGAGAGAATTTTTATTAGAACCTCTGAATGACGTACGAGGTCGCTTTGGGTTGACTTTTGTCCGTGGTGGATAGGATGCGCATAGGTCAAGTCGAATGCAAATGGGCGGTGACGCCCATTCAGTTACGCATTCTGCGTCTGACAGCTAAGCGCCTTGCCATGAAAACAGGGGCTATCCGGCAGGGAATAACTGTTCACGCAGCGGTACGGAGTACCTCAAGGGCGCAGTCAACCCAAGCGACACCGGCCTTGATCACCTCTCGTGCCTTCGCTTCCCCGATGTCACTCTCCCTGGCGATCCGGAGTGCCGGCCACTTCGCACCGAAATACAACCAGATGAAATTGCCCATTTGCTCATCACGAATGGAGAGCCTGGCCACGGCTCTATCAATCGCCATGGCCACTTCATCTGTAACGCTGTAATTCTTGATGCCACCCGTGCTGGCGTTGTTGTCTCGGATCAGGGCATAGAGCGGTGACACGTAGTGAGGCAAGCCCATCCCATCCATTCGCCACCAGCCCCACTGCTCCAGTAGATACTCGGTATCGCCCAGTGGCTTGTTGACATAAGTACGCTTCTTCACGCTGCTCTCCTCTTCAGTTCCCTGATCTTTGCTCGATATTCAGCCTTGATGGCCTTGATCTGTTCGACTTCGTACTTACGGGGCGCATGAGGCCCTTCTAGCCAGGCGACTTTGTCCGCGCCGACCCGCAGGACTAGGCGGATGCGGTACTCCACGGCATTGCCGGATAAATTGCGATTGCACTTCACGCATTGACGATGGATGTTCAGTGGCTCGAAGCGCAGCTCCGGGCAGGCGCCGACGGACCGGTAGTGTCCGGCATCCCACCGGCTCCCTGTCATGAGGTCGTTGTCGTTCGGCGTCGAGTCGCAGCTGATGCACGGCAGATGAGCGTCACGCAGGCGCACGTACTCGTTCACTACCGCCTGGGCTTCACGTAGGTGATCCGCCCTGCTCTTCAGCTTCTCCTTACGAACCTTGATTTCCCGGCGTTCAACCTTCGCCAGCTCTTTGCGTTTTTTCTCCTGCTTGGCCCTGGCGATTACTACAGCGCATTCCGGAGAACACCAGGTTTGGAAGCTCACACGTGGGATGAATGAGGCCCTGCAACTTGGAACACGGCACTTCTTGGGGCGAGGCTGATTGGGGGAAAGGCTCACGCATAGCTCCCAATCATCTCTGCCGCGACCAGGGCCCGCTCTTCGCTCTCAAAATGTGCAGACAGCACCAACCTCCAGCAGGCGTTGAATACATCGCGATAGAGAGGTTCGAACTCCGTCTCGTCCATACTCGCCCAACTGATCGACTTAGCTTTTTTTCGAATTCCTTCGGGCGTTTGGATCAGGTGGAAATGCCCCGCTTCGATGGTCACCCACTCACGAAACGCCTCACGGCTCTTTTCCACCGCCGGGAACCGAGCGGCGCGGGCTTCCTGTAGACCGTAGATGTAAGCCTGAACCGCGTGGGACAACTGCCCGGGCTTCCCGTTCTGCGCTTCGAAGTACTTGGCCAGCCCCAGGATGCCGCGCATTTCCTGACGAGGGATAAGCCCTCCCACTGGCTCCCAATACTCCCAGGCTAGATCGAGCATGGAGAAGAACTTGCCGTGGAACCTGCCATTGCGCATGCGCGTGAACTTGCCGTGGATCACCTGGCCAGCTTTCCACTTCTGGACGGCTTCGCGATCAGCCTCAGTAGCCGGCACCAGGCCTTGGGCCGTACGAATCAATGCGAGCTCAGCCATGGCCTGCTCCCCTCTTGATCATTATTTTTCGCTTGAATAAAATCCGCCGAACCAGCCTCCACCACCCGTAAGCCTTGCGGAAGTCTGTACGCGAACGAGAGGCTGGACTCCCCTTTGCAGTTCGCCCCATCACACGCCCTTCCTGCTTTGCATCATCGCGATAGCAGCCCGAGCCTTTCGCTTGCGCAAGTAGGTATCAACCCGATCGGCCTGAGCCTTTTTGCGTCGTTCATGCTCCTGCTGGGCCTTCGCGGCTTCGACGATCTGGCGCACCTCAGCAAGCTTCTCTCGCACGCGAGGAGACGGCTCAATAACATCGCCTGACAGCAATCCGGCAATGGCCCGACCATCATCCGCGATCGGTGCAATACGCAATTCAGCAAGGTACTGAGCGCCCTGCTCTTGCGGGATTAGCTTCATCCGCACAGCAGATTCAATGGCAGCGATGCGGCGAACAGGATCAAAGCCAAGAGATACACTCCAGGACACCGGGGAAGCCTCTGTACGGGCCTGGGTAACGAGACGTTCGTATGCACTGATGAACGCCATGCGGGCTCCGACTTTGTCCCCCAGACGCAAGATGGGGGCTGCTGCGTTCATGGCCTGCTGGATCTCAGCGGTCAGCACCACGGTTTCGCTTTCGTCACTCGCTGTGAGTGCAATAGACCAGGCCTCATCCTTGCCGGGGCGTCCATCCGAGAGCTGCACGCGTGACAGGATGTCCGCCATTGCAAAACGCCCTTTCACCTCATTTCGGCAAGCCTTCAAGGCTGCTCGCACAACCGAGACCGGGTATACCGCAAGATCCTCGGCCATGAGTGCTGCTGTGCTGGGGCTTATTTCCTGCCCCATCGCCTCGGCCGTGCCGCAGATGGCGGCAGCCAAGCCTGCAACCTGGGTATCGTTCATCTCAGAGGTATTCATTGCGCCCTCCTGCTTGACGGTTGGCGAGGACCAACTGCGCGGCCTGCTCCGCTGCGGACAAGTTGGCTTCGGTGCGTTCCATTTGGCGGGCGGTGGTGCCATTCACCCGCTGACCGGTTACCCATTGGGTGTGGTAACTCTCGGCGTTAGCCAACAGCTCGTTGAGGCTGTGGCATTTGCGCAGAACAGCGGCATCGGCGGTTTTCAAGAAATGAGCTGCAACGTGGTGGGCGACATCGGAGCCGAGACGATCGACAAGCTGACCGAGCTGGCCACCAACCTTGGCGTTCCACACCGGCCAGGCGCTGTACCGTTTGCGGTAGGCCATGGCGTAGTTCGCCCAGACCTTGAAGGTTTTGCAGGTTTGGTCCTTTGGGCCAGGCATGTCAGCGGGTATCTCCACCCGCGGCGGCTGGGGAGCGAATGGCACGACCTCGCCCGTCACGACCTTGGCTGAAGCCTGGGGCGTAATTGGTTCAATGACCGGTTCATTGACTGGTTCAAGAGAGTGACTGGTTCTGGGTGCAGCTCCTGCACTACCCCCTGGTGCAGGAGATTCACTAGGGGGTGAACCTGCTGCACTACCCTGGTGAATCTGCTGCACTACCCCTGGTGCAGGAGATGCACCACCACCGTCGAGAGTTAGGAAGTAGACATTCGAAGAGTTGCCCTTTGGGCCACCCTTTCTGATTTCTTTTCGAAGCAACCCTGAAGCGCACAACGCGGCGATATGGTTCATGACGGAACGCTTGCTGATCTCACACTGGTCCGCGATGTGCTGGTAAGACGGCCAGCACTCACCCATATCGCTTGCATTGTCTGCCAGTTTTATCAGCACCAGCTTGCGCAGTGGATTACCGACGCGAATCTTCATCGCGGCGACCATCAGGCCCATGCTCATTCTGCACCTCCGGCGAAGATGCGAAAATCAATCGTCTGCACGCCTTTCCAGTTAGGGCACTCATGTAAGAACGCGAATAGCAGCGCTTGCTGGGAGTTCAAACCCAAGTCCAACGCCTTCGCTTGGTTGATGGTGAACTGCATGTCAGCCTTCCTCCAACTGGTCGACGTTCTGGACGTGCTCCATCCAACGTTTCGCCTGATGGAAAATCGCCTCGATGTCTCGCTGGTTGAAGCAGCGCATTTCACTGGGAACGATCTTCAAATCAAGAACAGCCAGGATCTGTGCAAACTGTTCGAATTTTTCCGGTTTCATCCGGCTGATCGTTGCTTCATCGCAACCCACTGCATGCGCGACGGGTGCGTTGCCAATCGATGCAAGTCGCTGCATGAGAACGGTGTAGTTCTTGCGCGCTCTTACGGACTGCTCTTGGCTTAATGGGCTCGTAGACATGATCAGGCCACTGACCGAGAGCGGGTCTCTCGACCTGCTTTCAGCGCTCCATCGGTGAGTTTTTCCAGTTGGTACTGGCGCAACTCGGGGACTTCATCCCCCCACTGCCGAACTGCCTCATAAGTAATTTTGAGAGCACGTGCAAGCTTGGGGATAGAGCCGTAATACTCAATCGCTGTTTGGCGTTTCATAGACACCTCCAATGCACTCACGCCAAATTCAAGCATGCTTGCATTTAATAAGCAAGCATGCTTGGCAAGCCAACTTGTAAATTGAGCAAATGAACATCACCGATCGAATGACAAAACTCGTGCTTGCGCGGAAACCTGAAACCGGCGTGCGAGGCGTTAAGCGACTGATATCCACTACGTGTGGTGTCAGCTATGAAGCCGTGCGCCAATGGTTTGCGGGAGATACCAGCAATATAAAGAATGACAATCTGCTAGCACTCGCTCGCGGCTTAGATACAACTGTCGATTGGCTGCTTGATGGTGTTAGCGAACCACCGAGGCGACGTGCAATGGATAACGTTGTAACAGGCGACTTCAGGCACCATCAAAAGGAAGATGAGCTTGTGATCCCTCAGTACGATGTTGTGGGATCGATGGGCCCAGGTAAGGTCTTGCCAAAAGAGTATATCGAGACGGTACGGAACATCACTGTTCGTACTGAATACCTACGGGAACAAGGGATCACGTACACAAACGGAGATAACCTGTCCGTTATTACCGGGTTCGGCGAAAGCATGGCCGGAACATTTTCGAGCGGTGATCCTTTGATCGTTGACCAGGGAGTTAACGAAGTCATAGTGGACGGTATTTATGTATTTACGCTTGATGGCATGCTGTACATCAAACGCTTGCAACGCCTACCCAAAATGCTCCGTATGATCTCAGACAATGAGTCGTTCCCGCCCTACGACATCAAAGGCGCAGAGTTGGAGAGCCTGGTTATCCACGCTCGTGTGCTTCTTGCCTGGAACGCACGCAAACTTTGAGCAACCAGATTCGGCTCATCAGCATTTGAGATGCTCCTGACTGACAGAGATATGTCAGGCGAAATCTAGACACACTCAGCTAAAACCCGCCGTAGTAGAGAGCCCGCCATGTGCGGGCTTTTTTTCGTCCGTCAAAAAAAACGCAAGAGGACTTGCACATCAAACGCAAGCATGCTTTTATGAATACAAGCTTGCTTGCATTTATAGACAGCAGCGAAAGCAACCGCCTTTCATTTCACCGTTTCACTTTGCCGGATCACCACCGGCCCAGATTCAAAGGCAGCGATGAACCGGCCTCAACGGTTCAGAGGGTTGGCAACTGACCCAGGCGTGCAGCGTAAAGCGCTAAGACCAGTTTTCTGGCGGACACGTAGTCGCGGCCGGAGGAACAATTTGAATCGATCTGTACCGCTCCAGTAGAGCCGAACGATCAAGGACTTTTTCACTGATGCACCTGGTTACCCGGGTGCATTGGGAAAACAACCTGGAGAAGGAAATGAAACCGCGAAATATTCGACCTCGCGCGATATTGGTAACGACGATTTCGGCTTCGCTCGCGCTGATGATCTTGAAGATAACCGGCATTGTCGGCTGGTCTTGGTGGCTGATAACGGCACCGCTTTGGGTCACCTATCTTGCAGGAATCATCTGGCTGATCGCCATCCTGGTTATAGCCAGCCGCCGTTGACCATCTACCCAACCAAACAGCATCTCAACTCTACCAACACAACCCGCATGCACTCCCCTCCGCGCCCAACGGCAAAAGTCGGAGCAGACGAGTGCAGCCGAATTTTGTTGGACTGGCACCCGCCGCTATGGAGGCGATCATGAACTCAGCATTGAAGATCTGTCAGGAGCGTTACGACGCTCAGTTACCGCCTCCGGTGAGCGAGATGGCTGTGGAGTTTGCCCGCAGAGAGTGGATCGACAACGCGGTGGAAACGCTGGTTGACCGCCGCAGCGATGTGCAATTCAAGCGACGGCTACATGCCCCCCAGGGCGTGACATTCAAATCGTTCGCCTCCGAGGTCGAGCAGTTCGCAATCAACAGTGAAAGTAAAAGTCCCTGTGCAATTGGCGAAATGGTAATCGCCGGCCTACTAGGTGATCGGTTCCTGGCCCGGGACGGAGCCGAGGACCTGCTGGCGGTAGCCGATCCTGTAGAACAGCTCAGGATGATCGCTCAACGCCTCGTTGAACCCTTGGCTGATGACGCCCTGATCGCCCAGGCAGAGGACAATGAGCTATGAGTCCATACGTTGAAATCGATAAAGCGCTACTGGCACTTGAGGACCAGGATAAACCCCAGATCGAAGAAGCCCTCACCGAAGGCTTAATTGTCCGGCACTACACCTCGGGCGCCATCAACGCGGAGGAATTCCATTGGTACAGCGCACGCCTTCTGGACGTCTGCCGGCGGCGCAAGGAGATGAAATGACCACGCCACCGGGTAAATCACTCATCGATGAAGAGCTCGAAGACATCAGCGCTCACAACCTACGTGAAGCTTACAAACTGGCCGAGCGCCGCGGCTTCTTCGGGGCACCGATTGAGCAGTACGCAGAACCAAGCTACGGAGGTCGAGTACTCCAGGTCCTTCGCTATCGGGTACAGCAACAGAGCTGACCAGCCTTCTCTTTTTACCTGTTCTTCGCATTGCCCCCACGCGTTGAGTCGCGAATTTGATATGCGGATCAAGTCGATCCAGCCTCTATCCTTCTCTCAATGCTGCGTCTAACGCGGCAAGGAATTCTCATGACCACAAATATGCGGATCTGGGACCAGGTCGATACCACTGACCCAAGCGCAACAAAGAACTTTACCGGCATGGGCGGTTTTAAAGGCACCGCCATCAAGCCCACTTATCTGATGCGTAAGGCCACTGAAGTATTCGGCCCATGCGGCGAGGGTTGGGGCTGGACGGTCCTTGAAGACCGGTTCGATGAAGGCGCCCCTCTCCAGGCACCAACCAAAGAATGGCCCGATTCTCCGCGGATCAACGCAAAGCTACACACGCTCAAAATTGAGCTCTGGTATCTGGGTAAAGACGGCCAGAAATGCACCGTCCAGCACTACGGGCATACCCCTTTCGTATTCCTGCAGCAGGGGAAAATTCTGACAGATTGGGAGGCGGCCAAAAAGTCCCTCACAGACGCCATCGGCAAGTGCCTGCAACCCCTCGGTTTCTCGGCTGACATCCATATGGGTCTGTTCGACGACGCAGCCTATGTCGACGCCATAAGAGATGAGGTGGCTATCTCCAAGGCAGAAGACCGTGTTGCTGAAGAAGAACGGCAACAGCAGGAGCGCCTGGAATATATCAAGTCAGTCATCGAAACCATGAAGGGCGCTCAGTCGGCGCAGGAGCTCAAAAAGATCCATGATCACGCGGTACGTCGACTTACAGCGCGCAATGACGACAACGCCGTTAAGCGTATCGCCAAGGAGCTAAAAGACCTCTCCCCCAATTTTGCGCAGGAGTCAGCAGCATGACCGAGCTCTACACACTGACCGGCCAACTGACCGAGTTGGCAGGCATGGCCGATACCGACGACGAAAGTCTAATCCAAGCTATCCAGGACACCATGGACGGCATCATCGGTGAGTTCGAGGTTAAGGCTGAAAACGTTGTCATGCTTGCACGCAACATTGGCGGCGATATCGACGCGATTGAAAAAGAGGTCGACCGGCTGAATGAACTCAAACGCATCAAGAAAAATACCGTAGGCAAGCTCAACGATTATTTGCGCAGGAACATGGAGGCTGCCGACATCAAGTCGATCAAGCGCCCCCTGTTCACCATCACGCTTGCACTGGCACCTGAGAAGGTAATCGTCGACAAGGAAGACGAACTACCCGACGACCTTACCGTGGTTAAGACGGAAATCGTTGCAGACAAAAAGGCCATCGCCGCCAAGCTCAAAGAAATTCGTGATCACAATGAGGCGGTGCGCAAGCGCATAACCGCCGGCGAAGATGCGGAGTACGAAATTATTCCCGAACCGAACTGGGCTCACCTTGAGCGCGGCGACAGTTCGATTCGCATCAGGTAACGCCAGCATGATCAGCAATCACCTCAGCCTGATCGAGCAGCAACGCCAACACGCAGAATCAATATCGGAAGGTGTTGCTCAGTTTCTTGCAGCCGGCGGGACGATCTATCAGGGCGAACGCCCAGCCATCAACCCGAAACCTCCGAAGCGCACCGCAAAGATCGATCCCGAAACAATCATCAGGCGCCGTAAACCTTCGATAACAAGGGCCCAGCGTAAAGCCCTGCGCAAACTCGCGGAGGCGCTATGAGCAGGAAGCGCAAGCCTCACAACCTCAAGGCCCGCATTGAACGCTCGTGCCGCGCTCTACTCGCAACCAACCACGTAGCTGTTGTGAACATCGACCCAAGCGGCCGCCAGGGCATGGTCAATTACAAATCGCTGAAAAACATCCCACCCGGAAAGATCGGCCAAGCTGTGTGCGGTATCCCGCACCGGTGGACGATCTACCTCAGCGCGCTTTGCATCGACGCCCGTGGTGACCGCTACAGCAAGTCGGTGGAGGTCGCTCCCAACGGCGTCTATCTATCCGACCACCTGGCCGACGTTATCGAGCATTGCTACAAGCAGCTCCGCGACGAAGCAAACCAGAGCCAGATGGTGGCTTCGGGCTGGATAGCCATTCCCGAAGCCCTGTCGTTGGACGAGGCGCACGCCGCGCGGATCTTCGAAGCGGTCGGCGCCTGGCACCAAGTACAGGTCGCCCCATACACCGCATAGCCCGAATCCAACAACGCAAACGTCAAACCTGGCTCGCACTGCCGGCCAGCGGAATCAATCCCAACCCGGAGATACACCCATGTCCACCGCAACCGATACAGCCGAGTTTCTTGAAGAACTCAACGGCGGCGCCTTCGCCAGCCAAATCGGCCACGCCCTTTCCGAAGTAGCCGCCGGTGTTGTTGACCACGGCAAGGCCGGAAAGGTGGTGATCACCTTGGATTTCAGCCAAATCGGCGAATCGCATCAGGTAAAGATCAAGCACAAGCTTGAGTACAAGGTGCCGACAAAGCGCGGCACCCGTAGCGAAAACACAACCCTCGACACGCCCATGCACGTGGGCACCGGCGGCCGCGTGACCCTCTTCGCGGAAAAGCATGACCAGCTTTTCAGCCGCGATGACGCGCCAATCCCAAAGCGCACCTGATCGACCCCGCTCTACCCTCCCTTCCACAATCCAAGGAAATAACCGATGTCATTTTCCAAAGAAGCAATTCAGTTCATCACCGATACCGCGCTGGAAGCTACCGGCAAAAAGCTAGAAACGCTTGTACCGACCGTGGTGATGCCAGACAGCGCCAAAGTCATTGATCTTGAACGCTTCCAGGCCGGTCGCAGCCGCTTCCGTGGCACCTACAACACCCACTCGCTGAATGACTTTGCCCTGTACGTGGTCGAGCGCGCAGCGCCTGGTGCGCGTGGTTTCATCAACCAGGATGAAATGAGCTGCGTCCTGCTTTTCAATCTGGGCACCGCCGAAGCTCCCGGCCACGCCGATGACCGTGCAGTCCTCAAGTTGAAGCCCACCGCTGGCTACACCGCCGCCCAAAGCATCGGCGGACGCGCTATCAGCCAGAAGGATTTGAGTGATTGGATCGAAGACTGGCACCAGTACCTCACCCCAGTTGACGAGGCCGGAAACGCCATCCCGCTGGCCAAGGCCATTGCCGCCGTCCGCACCATCACCATCAAGGCGTCCAGCGAATCGGAAACCACGGTTGGCGAGACCAGCGCAAGCCGCAGCGCCATGGACCAAATCGAGGCGCGCAGCAAAGAAACCCTGCCGGTATCTCTGCAATTCCGCACAGTTCCGTTCGAAGGCCTAACCGAACAACAGATCACCATTCGCCTATCAGTAATTACCAGCGGCGCGGTGCCGGTGCTGAAACTGCGCTGGGTTGGCGAAGAGGTCCAGCGCGAAGATATCGCACAGGAATTCAAAGCGGTGCTGCAACACAGTATTGGCGAAGCCGCAGTGTTGGCGCTTGGTGCGTTCGATCCAAAGTAAAACCAAGGCCGGGAGACCGGCCTTTTTGCTCGCTGCATCCGGTAAAGGAGGGCGACGTTACTTTACGAAAGTCTGAAAACCATGAGTTGGCCGAGACGGAAACGGGCGGTAAGCGGCGAGATTTTCATTCAGGTACTTCGCGATCTCTTTTGCCTTCGCCATATCAGTTCCAGGTTTTAGGTCAAAAGCCGGCGGCTCATCTTGGAGACCCGGGATCTTGTCGTGGAACTCCATATGCAGATAGGGCACGTCATCGGCTGTTTCCTTGACGGTAAAAACGATTCCGGTTTTGTGGCTCATCGTGCTTCTCCTTGATCCGGCTCCATGCCGGTCACCCGTAATACCCCATATCAACTAATCACGCCAGCCGTAGTGGTTTTCTAGAATCTCATTCCCACAATGATGCATCCTTATTTCGGACTATCCTGTACGACTTGAATGCTGTGCGCACCTTGAAGCATTCGACATCAGCGTGGGCGGCGCTTAGAGACTTCCGCAGCATGGCTCTCGTTATTTTAGACCCACAGCCAACTATGACCTGACTGAGTTTTCCGATGGTTGAAAAATCCCGAAAGTACAAATTCTTCTCTTTCTTAGCGCTATCTAGCAGAAAGACTTGGCGGACTTCTTTTTCATATCTCCACTGAGAATGCTTAATATGAAACTGTTGCCCCATCATTTCCGACCTAGAAGTTCGGTTCATTTCCGCGTACTTCTCCACATCAAATTCCATGCGCCCTGATCTATACTCTACCGTCCTAAGACTATCAACGGGAACGTCAAATCCCAGACACAGTCCTTTATGCTTATCGGCATAATGCGCCCACTGGACGGGACTCAGAAAATCTTTGCTGAAGCAAAGCATTCCAAAAACAGTGGAGGTTTTAACCTTGAAGTCCGCAATAGCGCGTCGCACTTCCTTATCACCAGATGAAAAGCAAAGCATCTCAAATGGATCATTTAGATCCATGATTGTTGCAACTTTCAATCTTCTCTTTTCAATATTTTGGATACCAAATTCTTCATTACAGAAATGATAGACCCGAATTTTTTCCCGTTCAGACATATGACTTTCCCCCTAGAACATTCGAAAAAATATACTGACTAGAAGCCATCAGGCCATCACTTTTGGAAACCGCAACACAGGCCTAGCGCTTACTGGGCATGCCCGCCTACTAAACATGCCATCAACCGATAATTATTAGCTGAGTAACATCAGAGGTCAGTAGCCCTAATCACGTCGGTTCCACCTCTATAATTATCTGCAAATGATGATGCTCCCTCCAAAGCTTTTTCAGCGGCATCGCTAAGTCCGCACAAAGACTCGTAGTTTCCATCTGAAAGATGCCCGTCAATGGAGAGGTTCTCTAGAACTTTTGGCATTCGATTTGCAGCCAAGGCTAAGCTCTGCACATCCCTTGCAACCAAGGCTCCAGGGAGTTGATATATAGGCAGTCTTTCAATCCACTGCACCGCTGCCTCAAGAGCGTCCCTGTAACGTGATACGTCCCTCTCAGAGACGATATCGGGCATCTTCCTGGCTGTACCGATCACACGCATAGCTACAATTTCCGCAACCTGAACTGTAGCTCTCAGCGAAGCGATACGTTGGAGTCTGCCTTCTTCCGCTTCGTGGTGAATCTGGTCTTGAAACAACCTTCGCGACTGGCGGCCCTGCCACCATGCAGCGCCTATAGCAACAGCCAGGGCCAAGAGCGATCCAATCGCTTGAACCCATGACGCCAAGCCTGGATGACTTTCGATCAAGCAAGATACAGCTTCACAACTCATAACTCACTCCCCTGAAGCTCCCCGGAACTATACCGGCAATAATCATTACTCAAATTGCCTATGGAGGTGTGGGCAAAGGGCTTAAAGTCACGATGCAAGCCATGCACCAATCGATCAGCGCAATTGCATCATTGCAGATCTGGCAAAACGAATAACAGGCAGATATGGCACCTTAGGTATCTGCCAAACCGAAAAAGTACCTCAACCGCAGAGCGATAAGTTGAGCCTCCTCGATATTAGAAAAGCCCACCCTTGGCCAGTCATACCGGAGGTTGCGTTCGGTTGGGCGACCATTAGCAGCTTTGAGCTCTGCAAGAAATCTCCTCACTTCTGTCGCACTCTTCCCCGCCCTCACTGCCATGGACTCTACATCAAACGCAATTTCACCTCGATTACCCGGCGCCAAGCCGCTCCTATAAAGAGTAATTTTCCCTTTACTTAATCGCTTGCAGCGCATGCTGCTGCCGCTTTCAACCGTAGAAAGACTACCGTAGATCTCAACCAGCAATAGTCGGGCGCTCTCGAATACGCTCGTCTCCATTCCCACTCCTCTCCCGACTCCATGCCGGGTAATGAACCAATAGCCTACAAATCCACTTCACGCCAGCCAGTGGCAGGCGACCTAACTTTTGCCGCCAGTGCGGTGAGGACCACTTCATGGAAATACAAAGCGAAACCCTCGCAGAGGAAGAGCTGGTAGCTATCACTGGCTACCTGCTTCCCTCCAGACAAATCCAGTGGCTGACCGACAACCGTTGGGAGTTCGTTTTAACCGGTGCCCGACGCCCTATCGTAGGTCGGTTATACGCGCGACTAAAACTTGCCGGCGTTAAGCCCTCGGCGTCCAACGCAGTAGCCGAAACATGGACGCTCGACCTTTCGAATGTGAGCTGACCTATGCGCCAGAAAAGCACAGCCAATCGAGATCTACCGCCCCGGATGATACGGCGCATCCGAAAGGGTAAGAGTGGAAAGACCTGGACATCGTATTACTACGACGGCAGGACTGCGGACGGAAAGCGAAAGGAAATTCCGTTGGGCACCGATCTGGACCAAGCGAAGGTCGAATGGGCCAGGCTCGAGCGCAAGGCACCACCGAAACCCAACCGTCTGATGGGATATGTGTTCGACCGTTATGAAAAAGAAATCATCCCAGGCAAGTCAATTCGCACCCAGTCCGATAACCGCAAAGAACTCAAGCAACTGAGAAGAGCATTTGAGAGCGCCCCCATTGAGTCGATCACGCCGCAGGTGATTGCCCAGTACCGCGATGCAAGAACAGCTAAGGTGAGGGCCAACCGTGAGATCGCCCTGCTCTCCCATGCATTTACCATTGCACGCGAATGGGGGCTGACTGACAAAGCAAACCCTTGCTTTGGCGTTCGCCGCAACAAGGAAAAGCCACGGGACTACTATGCAGGTGAAACAGTATGGAACGCGGTATACGCAGAGGCGGTACAGGAGCTCAAGGACGCGATGGATCTGGCCTACCTGACCGGCCAACGCCCCGCCGACGTGCTCAAGATTGCAGCCACCGACTTGAACAACGGTTTCTTGCTGATTGGCCAGGGCAAGACCGAAAAACGCCTACGCCTTCGTTTGGAGGATGCAGGCGTACAGTCCGGGCTGAGTGCCTTTATTGAAGACCTCCAGGAACGTAGAGCCATCAATGGGATTCGGACGTCAACCTTGATCACCAATGCGTCTGGACTTCGAATGAGCCAGCAGATGTTGCGCAACCGGTGGGACGATGCGCGGGAGAAGGCTGCTATAAAAGCAGCCGTAGACGGTGACCCAGCGCTGGCCACCAGCATCCGGCAGTTTCAGTTCAAGGACATCCGGCCGAAAGCCGCAAGTGAGATCGAACTGACGCACGCGAGCCGCCTTCTGGGCCACTCAACCGAAGAGATGACCAAAAAGGTATACAGGCGAGTCGGTGAGATTGTTAAGCCCACAAAGTAACTTACCTTTCGAGTCATTAATGGGCGTTAACCAGCAGTTACCCACTATTCAATTGGACCCATCAATGCGTGCTTAGACAGCCAAGCTCAGCTGAACCTGAGCAGGTACGGTCGCGCGACGCCAAAGCCAGGCATCGAACTCGCGACGAGGAAGAGATAGGAGATCGGCAGCACAGCAAAACGACTTACGGAGAAAATGGTAATCGTCATTTTCAACACCAACCGATCGTGCGAAGGCACGAACGTGACGATCAACAGCAATAGAGTCGATACCAACCAGGCACGCCATATAGTCAACCGTTTTTGGCCCGATGCCATTAACTGTTTGAATTGCATCGCAGAACTCGGCAGAAGCCAAAGCTGTACGTAGATCTTGCGCGTCTTCGATTCCCCTACCCTGCAAGAAAAGCACAAGTGCTTCAAATCGGCCCACTTTTTCAAAATGGCGCCAATTCAAAAAAGCACCGACATTGCTAGCTTGAACCAACGAGACCAATGAGGAGATTGTGTCCAGATCCGGATGCGACTGCAGAATTGCAAGGACACGAGGCCGCACGACCGTCGTGTAATTGAGGCCCGCCTGAAGTACAGAGTCTGCCAGCACCGCCCCAAGATGCTCACAAGTGGCACGCGGATGCTTCTCATCGAAGAGCGCGCCCTCCTCCTTGGCGCGGTTAGCAATACGACGTGCAACCAGGAGAACATCGACGAGGGAGTTTCTCATACCAATTTAGCCTCTTTCAGCGCGTTCAAGCGCTCAACACAGTTCGGGCAAGCGCCGCATGGAAAATGGGCCGACGCCTGACAGGAGTAAGTCCTACCAATCGGCACGCCTAGCGCAGCTGCAGCCATAGCCACATCGCTTTTGGAGGAGTATCGAAAGGGTGAATGGAAACGGACAGAGCCTATTGTCGAGGTTAGCCCATCAAGGCTGTTCATAAACGCAGCAGTACAGTCGATTTCTTTAGCGTGGTTGCTGTTAATGAAGCCAGTATAGACATCCAAAATCTCGACGGTCTGGGCGCGCGCTGCAGCAGCGGCAAAGAAGAGCATCGTCCGATACGGGATGTACAGGTCGTCGTCCTTCACTTCTTCTATCCAGAGATCAGCCTCTCGGATAAGGCGAGACTGCGACCCCCGAAAAATATCCGAGATATCAAAGCGCTCAGGTCGCACCATTCCGGATGGAAGGACCTCATTCACCCGCTCCCATTCAACGTCGACGCAATGCTGCCCGTAATCGAAAAAAATTGGTACTACTTCAACGCCTTGGGCGACGAGCTGATATCCCACGGTGGTGGAGTCTAAACCACCTGATGCCAGTAATAGGGCCTTTTTCATGACTTTTCGCGCCCTAATTCAGCAATTACGTTGAAGGCTCCGTTGAGACATGTGTCGAGGTCGGCGGAGAATATAGAGCTACCAACCATGACCATCGTGTTTTCATTCTCGCGCCGAGGATCATAGGTGACTATCTTTTTGCCCATTTCAATAGCCATCCCAATCTCCACGAGGGTTCCGGGGTCACGATCGAGAGGAATTGCAAATACCACATCGCAGTCCCTAAGTAGCTGACAGTCCAAAAAATAGGCTCGAAGCAGACCGCTTTCTGTGGCCGGCCTCTCTAACTCACCGTTCTCTACTATCGGTCGTCGTACTCTAAAATTGTGGTACGTGAGGCTATCCACCGCCCGATCAAGCTCTCGCTTGTCGACGTAAGAAAAGTCCGGGCCGGCAAGATAGATAGAGTATTTCTGCCGGTCGTGCCACGGAAGCGACGTCCCACCAAGACCTTGCAGCGTGCTTAAAGGCAGCCTAAACCCACGCTGTACTTCCCGCTTGATATCGTCTGGGAACGTAGACTGAGAGTAGATTGTCGCAGCCTGACACCCACGCCACGCCGCCTCGACCCACCCTTTCTGTGAGTGGGCGACCATAACACTTGAGTAAACATCCCCTACGCCCACGGAATTAATGGTGCGACCCAACGTTGCAGGGATCTGTAGAACGGTTCCCTTACACAAATCGAAAAGCCGGCTCCCACCACGATTCTCTTTAAGTAGGAACACTTCTGGTGAAAGTGTTCGCACGGCAGCAAGCAATCCATCAAGGTCTTCATGCCCTAAACTCATGAACAGAGACGATGACGTCGAAATAATGATTGCTTGCAACCGACCTCGAAACGCTTCGAGCGACGATAGGTCCTCAAGATCATAGGCAACATCGAACGAGAACCGTGCATCTTTGGAGAATGCCTGAGCAAGCGCTTCAATGCTGAACTTGCCCGGAAAGACAACAACCTTTTGGTAAGCTTCCAACGAGGGTAAAGGATCGCGGAGCTTCAATCTCTTCGTCTCACGCATAAGGTCCTCATAACCTTGATGCGCAACCTCCGTCACATCGCCAATAACAATGACATTGGGAGATCCAACCACATCCCCAAGCCAAATGAATTCGTAGCACTCAAGCTGCGCAAGATAGTCAGTTGCTTCGTCGACGAGATATTGCGGACAAAAAACAGCAACGGAGTATTCAACCCCTGCTGCCCAAAGCCCTCTTGCAGCATGCGCTACCCCCCCCAAGCGAAGCTTACACATTGAACCATGCTGGCCCAGCGTGTAATCGACAACAAGCTCTCCGACCACCAAGACTCTTTCTATAGTGCCCATAATTATTGCGGCACGAAGTCAGCTTCGACGGTAGGTACGGGTGATGCCGCGGACGAAGTGACCACACCTACGTAAGTAACACCGTCTTGCATGCATGCAACAAGGTAATTATATAGCGTAGGAAGTGCACCAACCTTCAAACCATTTGCGTCAACCGCAAAAACGCGCTGCCCGTCGAAGATAATCGTCAACTGAGTGCTCGGAGATGGGACAGTCCGGGACTGCGAGTAAAATTGGCCATTTCCAACATCTTCCAACAATACGTGAAAGGCCTGGCTGCACTTATCAACTCCGCTTGTACCTCCGGCAACTCCTGCACCGTTGCCTGCTACTTCCTTGGCTTTCGTACCAGGATAATCCGAAAAACGCCCAGATCCAGAGCTCCCCAT